TTGTGGAGGCGAAGGCGAGCGGTACTCCGTTGACGCACGAGTTACGTCAGATAGGCATTCCTGTTGTGAACTTCACGCCGTCCAAGGGCGCGGACAAGGTCACGCGTGTGCATGCCGTATCGCCGCTTTTTGAGGCTGGAATGGTCTGGGCCCCCGACGAGGTGTTCGCGGACGAGCTAATAGAAGAAGTTGCAGCTTTTCCTAACGGGGAATATGATGACTTGGTGGATAGTATGACGCAGGCGTTGATGCGTTATCGTCAGGGGAATTTTGTTCGTTTGCCGACGGATGAGTATGACGATGAGCCGGTCAATCTGAAGGTCATGTCGTATTACTAGGGCGGAGACGTATGGGCGAATCAAAGGTTAACCTCGGCGCGGGTAGTCCTCGGTTTAAAATTGACAACGATTCCTATGGAACCGTTTTTTTTGACCCCCGCAAACCTCAATATGGTCCCGCTTTCGGCCCCACTGCGTCAGAAGTGAAAGACCCGGAAGACGCGCTAGAAGCGGTTCCCTACGAGTACCCCGTCTCTCCTAGCTTTAGAAGAGAGGGGTCCCCTAAGATTTCTTTTGGAATTGGCGGTTATCAGGTAACCCCCCGAGTGTTTTTTGAGGGCTCTCAGACGGGTCGTACGCCAACGGTCTCGTTGCCCGAGGGGGACGTCCTTTATGACCAGCAAAATTTTAATGTTTCTGGGAAACTTGGCGCGGACGTCCAAACCCCCGGAGGTGACACGTTGGGCGCGAGTGCCGCGGGCTATGCTTATCGTGGCGGGATAGAGTTCCCGGATGCGATGAAGAATTATGGTGCCGAAGACCTTACGTATAACTCTCGCGGCGTGGAACCTTCCGAGTACCGCGGTTACTACCAGATGAAAGACGGCCCGCGGTTCGAGGGCTTTTATCGCCCGTCTGCGGACCCGACGCGTGATGGTGAGTATGGCGGTCGCGTAAGTTACACCATTCCTTTTGAAGACGGCGGAGAGGTCGGATATTACCCGGATGGCCCCAAGGTTGATCTAGGCGATGGAGCCGCGAAAGTCGCAGCGGACATCGCGGACCTAGGGCCTTATCTTGAAGGCAACTATATAGCTCAGTTGGGTCTGGATTCGCTTCCTCTGGATCGTATTTTTGAGATCGGCCAGTACACCGACGCGGGTTTCTACTCTCCCCGAGACGCTACGTATCGCGACAGTGCGAATGACTACGACAGGGCTGCTTTTAGAGAGATGTTGAAGAAAGGGCGACGCCTGTCTGCGCTCTTTGATCCGAAACTCAGGGGAACTGGAAGAAGGTCTTTAAGGGATTATTTAGGCTACTCCACCCCCGACAGGTCCTCCCGAGACACGTTCGTGGAGCCTTTCGATACAAAGGTAGGAGGCGGATTTTCGCGGTCGCGGGGAGCATTTCCGGGACCAAAGCAAGAAGAATTTTTAGACCGCGACCTGACTGAAGAAGAAGCTCGACGCCACAAACTATCCGTTCTAGCGCACGAACTGACACACGCGGGGGACGTTGCGTTAACCAGAATGCTTCAGGTAGATGACGAACCCTATAGAGCGGAACGTGACCTTGGCGAAAATTATACCAGACTTGTTGATATAATGAACAGAGACCGGGGCCTTGGCACTCTTCAATCCGATCTAGGCAGAAAATATGAGGGCCGGGCCGTGTCCAAGGGCATCGGTCCGCGGTACCTAGGCGACCCGTTTGAGACAAGTGTCCGAAAAGACGGGTTCTTTAATTCGCTAGAGCGGCTTGACCCGGAAGATTTTGAAAAGGCCGTATTGAGCCACCCTGCTCAAGATGCAGCAAGGCGCGAATTATTTCGGCGCATGGCCGAGAGAACACCTACAGGTGGATTTGCAGAAGGCGGAGAGGTACCGAGGTCCGTGGGCATAGAAAATAGCGTCACCTTCGCTCAAGCGGTTCCGGCTACCGACCCACGGTCCGCGGCCCTCGGATCACGGCTCTTGAAGCAGGCCGGGTTCCGTGGCGATTTCAACGCGGTTTTGAAGAACGCTGACCCGAGGGTCGTGGACCAAGTCAATCGGATCATGCCTAAGTCCAAGGTCGCCGCGTCTTCGACGGGGCTTGGTTTGTTCATGCAGTCTACTACGAAGGCTATCTAGGGAGGTGGGTTTACGATGTCCCAAGCGGTTGTAATGTCTTACGGCGAGGTTTTTTTGCTGGGCGTGGTCGTCGCGGCGCTTTTGCTTGCTGCGTTCCGGAAATGAATTTAAACATTCAATCCGTTCTGACCGCGATGGCTCCGATCCTGTTCGCCGCAGTCGGTTATCTGATTACCAGCTTCAACGAGTTGGAAAGCAGGATACAGAAGACTGAAGGTTACTTGATGCTTCTTGTGTCTCCGCAGGGTGAGATCGTGGCATCGCCCACGAACAGCATTGAGCGGCAGAAGCTGCGCGAGGAGTTCATGCACATCATTCATGACTTGCAAGTTAGAATAAAGCTTCTCGAAGCCAAAAATGAAAAGTAGTGCTTATTCTGGTACAAAGGTATAGGGTAAGGCGGATTTTGAAAGGTACGTGATCCATGGCAAGAGAACCGCGGCCCATGGCCGGTTTGATGGACACCAATGTCCCGTCTCAGTTGGACGAGGATGACCTCGCCGCTGAGATTGAGGTCGAACTTCCGGGTTCGATGGAAAACAACGTAATGGAGATGCTCTCGGAAGAGATTCCGGAGGGCATTGAGATTTACGAGGACGGCGACGAAACAGTCGTTGATTTTGATCCTGATGACATGCGCGGCGATAGCGAAGACTTCTACGCTAATTTGGCAGAAGAGATTCCGGATTCGGAGTTGGGCGCTATTTCCGGCAATCTGCTTGACGAGTTCGAATCCAACAAGGCGAGCCGTCAGGAGTGGGAAGACGCGTATGCGGACGGCTTAGAGCTTCTGGGCTTTTCGTATACCGAGAGGACGCAGCCGTTCCGTGGTGCGACGGGCGTGACGCATCCCCTTCTCGCCGAGGCTGCGACGCAGTTTCAGGCTCAGGCCTTTAACGAAATGCTCCCGGCCCGCGGACCTGTGCGCGGCGCTATTATTGGCGCTGAAACGGCGGACAGGGAGAAGCAGGCGCATCGCGTCCAGCAGTTCATGAATTATTACATCACGGACGTGATGGAGGAGTACACGCCTGAGTTTGATCAGATGCTGTTCTATCTCCCGCTTGCCGGTTCGACCTTTAAAAAGGTCTATTATGACGAGATGCTGGACAGGGCGGTAAGCCGTTTTATACCGGCGGAGAACCTCGTGGTTCCCTATGACACGTCTGATCTTGAGACGTGCCCGAACATTTCACAGGTTGTGAAGATGTCGCTGAACGACCTGCGGAAATTGCAGGTCAGGGGTTTCTATCGCGACATTCCGGTTATTCCGGGTGCGACGGATTCCACGAATAGCGTTCAGGAAGAGATGGACCGGATTGAGGGTGTGTCTCCGGCTAACGTCGATTACGATTGTACGCTTTTGGAGTGTCACGTTGACCTTGACCTAGAAGGGTATGAGGACCTTGACGAAGACGGTGACCCCACCGGCATCAAGGTTCCCTATATCGTGACCATATCGGTTGATAATGGTCAGGTCCTGTCCATCCGCAGAAATTATCGCGAGGACGACGAACTCCGTAAGAAAATCCAATACTTCGTACACTACAAATTCCTTCCGGGGTTTGGGTTCTACGGGCTGGGTCTCATCCATACAATCGGTGGGTTGTCCCGAACCGCGACTGCGGCGCTTCGCCAGCTTATCGACGCGGGTACTCTCTCTAACCTGCCCGCCGGTTTCAAGGCCCGTGGTATGCGGATCAGGGACGACGATAATCCGCTACAGCCCGGTGAGTTCAGGGACGTTGATGCGCCCGGTGGCCGACTTTCGGATAGCCTGATGCCGCTTCCGTTCAAGGGTCCCGACCAGACGCTCTTCCAGCTCCTTGGTTTTGTGGTTGACGCGGGTCGTCGGTTTGCCACGATTACGGACATGAAGGTTGGCGACGGCAACCAGCAGGCGGCTGTCGGTACGACGGTCGCGCTTCTGGAGCAGGGCTCGCGGATCATGTCCGCGGTCCACAAGCGGATGCACTATGCCCTGCGGCAAGAGCTTCGTATGCTGGCCCGTGTAATCAAAGACTACCTTCCCCAGCGCTATCCCTACGCTGTCGAGGGGGCCGAAGCGACGGTTATGGCGGAGGATTTTGACGACCGCGTCGATGTCTTGCCGGTGTCCGACCCGAACATCTTTAGTCAGGCTCAACGCATTGCGCTGGCGCAGACAAAGCTACAGTTGGCGCAGGCCGCGCCTGAGATGCACAACATGCACGAGGTTCTTCGTGACATGTACGAGGCGTTGGGTGTCCGTGACGTAGACAAAATCCTGCGGCGCAATGTTGAAGAAGACCCGATGCCGATTGACCCGGCTCAGGAAAACATCAACTCAATGGACATGATTCCTCTGAAGGCTTTTGAGGGTCAGGACCATCAGGCGCACATCATGGCTCACATGGTATTCGGCTCGACGCCGATGGTTGGTGCGATGCCGCAGGTCGCCGTCGCGCTTCAGAAGCATATTATGGAGCACGTCCGTATCGAAGCTTCGGAGCAGGCCATGGTCCAGTACCTCCAGCAGGTAAGCGCCCGTCAGGGTCAGCCCCTGTCAGAGGAAGAAATGCTTCAGGTCGAGGCGCTCACCGCGCAGCTTATTGCTCAGGGCATGCAGATGCTCAAGCAGCTTAGCCAGCGGATTGCGGGCGAAGGTCAGGGTCCTGATCCTCTGGTTCAGCTTAAAGAGCAGGAGCTTCAGATTAAGGCGCAGGCCGAACAGAACGACGCGGCGCTCGACAGGGCCAAGCTTGACCTCGACAAGGCCGGTATGGATATGCGGAGTCGGCAGTTCAATCAGCGGCTCCAGAGCCAAGAACAGCAGACTGCGGCGCGTATCAATTCCGCTATGGAACGTGAACTTATTAAACAGCAGCAAGGCAGGAGACAGTAATGGCTTCCGTTAAAATCGTAACGAACAAACCCGGCGCGGCTCCGAAAGCGTCGGCATATGCCGACATCAAGGGTCAGGGCCGTATCCCGTATGGCGAGGCGCAGGACGTAAAAGTTCCGTCTAGCATGAAGAAAGCCACGGCCCGCGGTATGGGTGCGGCGAAGCGTGGTGGTAGCTACTGGTCCTGCTGATGCCTCTTTACAAGGGCAAGAGCAACAAGACCGTAAGCAAGAACATCTCTAAGCTTATGGATGAGGGCTACCCGCAGAAGCAGGCGGTGGCGATAGCGATGAGCACGGCTAAGAGACCGAAACCGCGTAAGAAGAAGGTTATACGGGCTAAAAAAGGCGGGGTTGTTCGCGGCTTTAGCCGGATCGCCCGTCCTCAAAGGTTTCGAGGCATCTTCTAGTAATTATACCTGTCTAAGTTAAGCGGCTGGAGGCACGTAAATGATTGGCATTATCGGATCACTACTTGGCCCTATCGTCGGCGGAGTGCGCGATTACGTGCAGACCGGGCAGGAGATGAAGAAGGCCGAACAGGAGAATCGCGCCCGGCTTCTGCGCGACAAGCAATCGAACAACGCCGAGTGGGAAATGGCAACGCTGACCGACAAGGATAAGTGGTTGCGGCGTTTTTCATTCGGCATGTTTTCTGCGCCATTCTTCTGGGCGCTTGTCGATCCTGCTGCGGTCGAACAGTATTTTAATGTCGCGCTGGCAGCGATGCCGGAATGGTATATCCAAATGTTTGGGGCCATGGTCGGTGGCGTGTGGGGCATCAGCGCACTGAAGAACACAGCCCCGGCGCTGATCGGCGGAATCATCAAGGCGGTGAAAAAGTAGTGAAGGCCGTTGTCTAGCCCGACGCATATTGATGGTGACGTTTGCGAAATGATCGCGACAGAGTATTTTTTGCGTCTTGGCTATTGGGTGTTTCCTGCGGTGCAAGGTTCCAGCCCCATCGATCTGGTCCTCGTGAACAAAGAAGGTGTGCGCCTGATACAGGTCAAAAAGGAAGCGCAGCGCGTCAATCCGGGGCGCAAAATTGCATCGCGCATCCACCGTGCTCGGTCTGATTTACAGAAGGCACTTGGAGTGGAGATGGTCTACGTCGATCCGGATTCGCGAGCTGTTTATGTATCCGACCACGGCTATCAGGCCAAGCGCAAGAGAAACAGTTAGCGGGCTGTTTCCCTTACCGTCAGGGTTTTATAACGATTTCTCGCATATTAACGCATTCGGTGTTACTTTAAAAACGGATACTTATAGGAATGAATGAGATATTTCTTGCAGAAGCAACCTTTCGTCTGATAAAAGAGAAGCGTTCCATCGTTATTGACACTCTGGAGTTTGGAGAGGTCAAAGACATGGAACATTACCGCGAACTCATGGGGTGGCTTAGGTCCCTTGAGTACGTTGAACAGGAACTCAAGAGCCTGCTAGAAAAACAGGAGCGAACTGATGACTAGCCCAGCTATTGCCGATCTATCCAAGATCGGCGAAGAGGCCGCAAAGTTGGCCTCTTCCCGCGAAGAGGAAAAGATAGCCTCTGCGTATGTAAAACCAGAAGACCGCGTATTAGACCCCGACCTAATCAGCAAAACCCTTCTAGAGCGCATCCCTAACCCTACCGGTTGGAGGCTTGTTGTTCTGCCTTATCGCGGAAAGGGTAAAACTGAGGGCGGTGTTTATCTCCCCGATCAGGTCGTTGAAGAATACCAAGTCGCAACTCAGGTTGGATACGTCCTGAAAGTTGGCCCTCTTGCCTACAAAGACCCCGAAAAGTTCGACGGTCCGTGGTGCGAGGAGAAAGACTGGATAATGTTTGCCCGGTACGCCGGTTCCCGCTTCAAGATCGACGGTGGTGAGGTTCGAATCCTTAATGACGATGAGGTTCTTGCCACCATTTCCGATCCTGAAGACATTTTGCATATGTAGGAGCAGTTTATGTCAGAAGAGCAGCTAGATAATGACGTCGAAGATCAGGAAGTATCTGTAGAGATAGAAGATACCTCTGAAGATCAGGTTGAGCGCGTTTCGGTCTCGGATGCCGACGAGGAAGATCAGTTTGAGCGGGCATCTAACGCCACGCAGAAGCGGATTAACCAGCTAACCAAGAAAATGCGTCAGGCGGAACGCGAGCGTGAAGAGGCGATACGCTACGCTCAGCAAGTTCAAAGTGAGTCTACGAGCCTTAAAGAACGTCTCAACACGTTGGACAGTAGCTACGTCACTGAGTTTAGTGGGCGCGTTCAGAGTGAATTGGCTTCCGCCGAAAACGCTCTAAAGAACGCTATGGAAATTGGCGACACACAGGGCGTTGTAGAAGC